GCATAACTACTCACCAGCGTCGTCATCGTGGCAATGATGCCCTGCTGCGCGTAGCGTGTGAGCAACTGTGAGACTTCACTGAGACCGTTGGAGACGGAGGTGAGGGTATTATCGATTTGCACTGCCTCCACAATGCCGCTCGTGTTGTCAATCGACGCCTGATACGCGACTTGTCCGCCGGATGTACTCGCAATAACGCTAGGATATTGACCAATATAGGTGACGCTGATCACCGTTGAGAGCGGTACCACCGTTTGCCCTGAGTCTTGCGTGATCGTTTGGTCGCCCGATGCCCAGTAGAAAGCGTATGGTGCGCCCCCCTTGACGCCAACTGATTGAGATACACCCCCTACCGTGATCACTGGCACGTTTGCCAGGGCATAGCCCATCGTCCACGAGCGGCTATTGCCATCCCCTAGTCGCGTCTCTACTAGCGTCGGCGTCTGAGCCGTCCCTCCTAGAATGTACTGTGTGTTGCGATAGAGCGTATTGCCGCGCTGCACCGTCGTTGGATTGTTGCGCATCTCTAGCGTTGTGCCATCAATCGCCGCGCCTGTGATGGTAGTGTAGGGCACAAAGTACAGTTGTTTGTATTGATCAATTGACCAATAATAGAGGACGCCTGAGCCGGATGCAGCCACCACTAAGGCATCCAGGGCATCGGCGACTGTGCTATAGACAAACGTGGCCTGTGGGATGTTGGAGACGTTACCACCGGGAAACAAGGTGGTTGCAGGGAAAAGCGTCGTTGCTGGCAAGAGTCCATCGTAGATATTGCCGATGCTCACCCCTTCTTGTGCCAGGATGGTCTTGAGCAGTGCGGTCACAATGGAGCCACAAGACTGATTGGTGAAGGATGCAGCCACCACACGTTTATCGGCCAAATAGTGCTGATCAATACAGGTGATGGTGGTCAAGATGGAGGATTGATACCCCATCTTCTGCTCTTTGGGGATCGTGACGTACCCTGTAAACACGACGGTATTGTTTTTGTCCAGGATCGTCACCGTTTGGTACTGCTGAAAATGCACGGCAGTACTGGTATATGTCGTGAACTGAGCAGTACCGCGCCTGCCCACCGAGAGCGTGCATTGGAGCGTACCTGCGATGATCTCGACGGGCTGATTGCCGATGAGCACCATATACCCGCTCGTATTATTAAAAAGAAAGGGCGGCGCGAATGGCCGTAGGGCGTAGGGCATTGGTTACGGTGTACACTCTACAATGGTCGTGGTCGTGCCATGCTCTACTGCGGTGACAGCGCCGCTAGCGGCCGTGTAGACGGTCTTGATGTACTCTCCTGAAGCAAGGAGCGGGATGTGAAACTCCCAGGTATCACCCTCATTCAACTTGACATAGCCATACATGGAATACACCCCATCAAAGTGCATCTCTTGACGGTCTGCTCCATGAATGAGCAATGCATAGAAAGGCGCTGTATAGGTGATAGAAAGATACAGGTCATAGGTTCCGTCGGCATTGTGCAAGTAGTTGAGTGACAGGTCCATAAGTATGCTCCTTTTAAAATTCGATGTAGCGGATTGTTCCCATCCAGTTTCCTGCCGCAAGTGCAACGGTCCCATAGACCGCAACACCATTTGCCGCGCCTGCAGGTAGCATGATCCCTGCTTCCGGTGTAGTGAGAAATTCGTACGTGCCATACGCGCCGGTAAAGAGTAAATCTTGCTGAGTGCCCGTGACCGATACGCTAGCGGTTGCGTTGTTGGCTGCACAGGTACATGATGCTGTAGACGCCGCGCCGCCTGGACGCAAGTTCTGAGCCGTAAGCACTGTAGCGAAAGCAGGATCAGCCGTGGTCAAGTTGTACTTCAGCGTTGCACTGGAAGCGGTGACGGTTGAGAACTTGATACTATAAATATAGAGACTCTTCCCGCCAACGAGCGGATTGAACACACTTAATCCCATGATCAGGTTTGCATTGGTGAGCGTTGCTAACAGTCCAGTCGTCGCCACATAGCCCTTGCCGTTCATAATGGCGACTTGCAACTGATCACCCGCTACAATTGGCGCTGACGTGTTGACGAATGAATCGACATTCTTGACTGGTGAGCCTTGCAGCCCGGGGAACGTATTCGTTGCTGGATCGTAGACGCTAGCGATAGGAATGCCGCCCGCAACGGGAAGCGTAGTGTATGCCATAAAGAGACTCCTTTATAATCTTGTGCCTGTGTTGACACGAACTGATTGCACTACGTAAGGCATGAGACTTGTAGCCATCCTCTGCCCATCGAGTGTTGGCCCCTGCACCGTGACATTGATGGTGATGCCTTGCTGAGCACTCATGGGCACGCCTACGCCACTTGTCATGCTTGCGTGTATTCCTTGCGGGCCAATTGGTTGCAACATCACTTGCATAGCCGCCTTGATCGTGGGGACGCTCTGCGACATGCCTTGTGCTAGTTGCTTTGAGATTTGAGCGCCCATATCTACCAGACCAACCAACGGGCCGACTTTCGCTGGGCTATGCGGGAGATGTGCGGCGATAGCCCCTGCTACGTCACCTATCGCGCCTACAACGTCACCTATCGCGCCCTCGATGCCTGCTGCAATGCCTTGCACGATAGAGGAGCCAGCGCTGGTTGCGGCGCTGATTGCGGACGCTCCTGCCGATTGAATGACTCCGATCAACGTGCCTGCAAGTCCACTGAGCGCCGCCCCTGCTCGTGCTGGTAGCCCTGCGAACCAGGTCACAATGCTATTGACCATATCAGGAATGATGGAATGCCCGACCAGCGTATCGGAAAGTGCATGAAATATGCCTACACATGTGTCAAGGAAGCCCTTCACAAAGCCAACGACCGCGCCGATCCCTGCCTGAAAGACGCCTTTTATCGCTGTCCAGGTGCCTGCTATCACGGTGCCTATCCCATCCATGACGGTGCCTATATCAGTTCCTAGCTTGTTCCATTTGAATGTCACAAGATCCACAAAGAACGAGATAATGCCTGTCACGATTTTAATTGCACCTGAGATCACCTGAACTACGCCACTAAACACCTCGATAGCTCCTGAGAGGAAACTCGCGAAGGCATGGATCACGCCGCCAATAACCGCAACCAGCGTGAGGAGGACCACGACGACGACGCCCGCGATAAATTCCGCAAACATCTTCAATTCAGGCAAAAGTGGGCGTATCGCGGATACGAGGCTATTCCAGGCAGGCATCACCTCACCCCTGAAGGTTGCGACTAACTGATCCCAGACGGGGGTAAATGTTGAGCGCAAAAAGTTGCCGACTGCGGTGAGCGCTGGTAGGACGTAGGTACGCATGAAGGTACCGACTTGCGACATAGCTGGGCCAAAGTTCGCCGTGACGACCGCCGCTGCTTGCTTGAATCCGCTCACAAGAGTATCGATGAAGGATTTGAAGGGAGCGCTCGTACTATAGAAGTGCATGAAGATCGCAACTAAGCCAGCAACAGCCGCGCCGATAGCGATAACAGGCCATGTCGCGGCAATCACACCCGCAGCCAGGGACAGGACCGCCGGGACAAGCACCGAAAGGATGACTGCGCCTAGGCCAGCCAGCACAGGAACAAGGAGCTGAGCGTGAGCGTGGAACGTGGCAATCATATCTGAAACGGCGTGCCCTGAGGTTGCCCAGGTCGTGAAGGCTCCAATAAGCGGCGTGATTCTACCTAGAATAGAGGTGAGCACTGGCAAGAGTTTGGAGCCAATGTCAATCATGAGTACCTGGATTGCGGCTTGTGTCCTGCTCATTTGCTGGTTGAACCCGCCCTGCGTGACTGCCCAGGCTTCCTGTGTCTTTGCCGCCATCGCCGTTTTATCGTTCAACTTTGCAAGGTCATCATTGTACATCTTGATATGGTCGGCGATGGTCTTGATTGCCTGTGCCGCCTGCTTTGTTGCGCCTGTGATTGCCACATGCTTATCGCGCGCCTGCTGCAAGGCCGCATTCAAGTAGACGACTTTTTGCCCGTAGTCCATTGCGTTGAACTTAGACTCATCAAAGGCAATGCCGTTCTTTTGTAGAGACGTGGAGACTTTGCCAATGTTGCCATCCATGACTTGCAGGGATTGATCATAGTCGGTCGTCGCCATACCCGCCTTGATACCGGACGCGGTAAGGGTTGCCCAGGCTGCATTCATCGTCTGCATGTTCTCCCCGAACTGCGCAGAGGTGCTAGCCGCCTTCGTGATAGTGTTGGCATAGTCGGCAAACGTGGCCTTACCCATTGTGACTGTTTGTAGCATTTCACCGTTTGCCACGTTTGCGCCTGAAATGCCCGTCTTGAAATTTGCCATAATATTTGTTAAGGCCGTGGTCGTCGTGGCGGCGTCGGTCATGCCGATCTTACTATCCTCTGTCGCAAGAGTAAGCACAGCCATTGCTGACGCGCCTGCATACCCGGCTGATATCACGTTGTAGAGGCCATCTGAGAGGGCTTTAGGAGCCACACCAGCACTCACCGCAAGGGCTTTAAGTCCACTGTCATATTGCTGCATCTGCGCGGTTGAGGAGCCAGTGAGCGCCTGGACCTTGTTCATCGATTGCTGGTAGTCAGCCGCCATCTTGACCGAGGCGACACCCGCCGCAATCAGGCCAGCACCAACGGCAAGCAGAGCGCCACCAGCAAGTTTTGCAAGGTCAGCGCTCGTGACACCAGCCGACTCACCGACCGCCGCTATTTGCGCGATAGAGGATGCAGCCCCGGTGACACTGATATTTGCGACTAAACTAGCAGCCGTGATCGTGATAATTGCACGTCCTTACTTTTTACTATGGCGTTGCTCAATGATCTTTTGCGCGTTGGCTTCTGCTTGCATGATGACGAGCGCTTTTTGCTCCCACCACACGCATTGTTTGGCTAATTCCCATGGTGGAACTTGCATCCACTTTGCTGCTTGAAAGAGCGGCACGTACTCAGGACAAGACCCAACGGCTCCCTCCATGCCCAGGAAGCGGCCCAACTCTACGGCTTCTGAGTTGGTGCCGCTTCCTGGTTTGGGAGCATGTCACTCGTGATCTTTTCAATAATGGGTTGAATAATCGATACTGGCAGTTTAGGCAAGCGTTCAAGCGTGATCGGCACCATTGTTACCCCGTCATCCTCCATGAAGTCCCAGGATTGCAGGAAATCGACAATGAAGGCATTGATACCGTTGAACTGTTCCTGCAAGTTGAGCGCATTGACGTTATCGGCAAAGGCTTGTAACTTCACTGACGCCTCTTGCGTGATACGCCCCGGTAGGTACGTGATCGTGATCGGCTCCCCGCCCTCAAAGGGAATGGAGAGCGTGACTGAATTGCCGAGTATCTGATTAAGTGTTGGCATACATTTTCCTTATAGGGTCGTCAGTAAGTTGGTGACCGTAAACACCTGAGACTTGGCCCAGGTAAAATCCTCGACGATCGGGCATTCATACTCAATGGCGAAGACCCCGGAACTGTCACTGAAGGCGGAAGGCTTGCCGATCTTGAGCGCCATATCGTGTTGAAACACGTTGTACGCCTGCGCCACCACCGTGATCGTTGGCGTGCCACCGGAGAGCGAGATGTTGGTTGCACTAACGGCTGATAGGTCGGTCGCAAGGGGACCGCTAAAGGTGAAGGTGTACGGGCCTCCTGCACTACCTGAAACAGTACAGTTCGTACTTACGCCTGAGAGCAACTGAAACGCGGTGTTCACGGTTGAACTGGTGAGTGCTGCACTATACGTGATCGGCGCGGTCGTCTGCCCCTTGTACGAGAGCGAGAAGGTGCCAGTCGTAGCACCACCGCCGATTGTGAGTATCTGCACATTGTCGATAATCGACCCGAGCGCCTGTACACGCATAAACATGGTTGTGCCTGTCTGTAGCGTTGGCAGCAAGCCCATGCCGTTGACATCCGCCTCCACGAGCACCTTAATTGATGCACTCGGAGCCATATCGACATGCGCTGTGTAGGAGACGTTAGCCCGGTTGAGCACCCACAAGGGGCCATACACGCCCGACATGGTGTAGTCCACGCTGAGCACACGGGTAAGGAGCGTCGTGCCGAGTCCTGCGCTGGTCGTGTCCAGGTACACATTGACTTGACGGGCAATCACCGGGATAGGGAGAATAGCGACAGGCGATGAGGTGAGCGTGATGCCATCAAGAATAGCCTGAGCAAGCATCTTGCCTGAGCACGTGAAATCTTTGCGTGTACCCTTGTACGCGAATTCCGTGAACAGGCCATACGCGACTCTATGTGCTCGTGTGACATCGCCCTGCTCTAACGTGTACGTCTGCGGGACGATAGAGCCGGTCGTTGGCGGGGTAAAAATCCAGTCCTTCGCGATGGTAGAGGCACCATGGGAAACGGGCGTTGTTGCGCCACACACACCGCCGAGCGGATAGATGACGCCGTTGAAGTCCAGGTTGCCATTTACGGCAATATCTACCCACTCTTCATTCTCTTCTTGAATGTTAGGGTATTTATGTCCGGTTGGTGTGAACGTTGCAAGGTCGGTTGCAATCGTAAAGGTAAAATCAAAACACTCTAAAAGCTTGCCAGCCGCGACAATCGTGCCTAATGCTGTATTTGACTCAGCTCCAATTTGTACCCGCTGGTTTACGCTTTGTCTCTCTTGCGTCCATGGCATACTATTCTGCTCCTATCACCCTAAGCGCAACATCTATACGTGATAGGTGCTAAGCACAAGGTATAAGACAATGCTCAACCTACAATTTTAGAAAAATATCCAGTAAATACTCCACATGTTCATACTCCTTGCAAGGCAATTCTGTATAAGCCGCCCAAGTGACTCCACTGTACACCGTTCGTTTGGCTTACAGGCTCATCGTAGGCTATCTCACCGTCACGGTAACAGGCCAGGACGCCACCGCTTGAGAGTGCGATGGAACTGGCACGCCCAAAGAGTGCATCGATCCGGTTCGCAATCGTCACCAATGCGGCGTAGTTGCTCACAGGCCCAACGGCTTTGATTTGTATCAACTCGTAGGCAAACAAGCGCACCGCGTTCATAGTGAGGGTATCACTGCCAGATTGACGCCCAACGTACGTATAGGGATTGAGTGTGCCGATATCAGCATTCCCGTTCCACACACCGCCTGTACTTGCGGCCACGAGTTGTGCATCGGCCTTACAGGTAGCAATGATCCATTGGTACGTCTGGGCGATCTCGCTCACAGCAAATCCTCTACAAGTCTGTCAAAGGTAGCCGGTACATCTTCAGCCGCTTGCTCAACGCCTGGTATCAGGAACGGTGTGCCTGACTGGAACCGTGTGCCGAATTCCTGGTACACTCCGTAAAATGCTCCTACCACGACGTTTCTGCTCATCGCGTCATCACCCGGCTCAACGTGAATGCTATCCCTGAGAAAACCAGTGTCTACAGGAGCGCTGGCCTGTGCATAATCGACAACATCCTGCGCAACCTCCTCTACCAACGCAAGGCAGAGCATTTCAAGATTTGCCGCAATGACAGGAAATCGATTAAAACCAGCCACTAGACACCTCCTAGACTATTAGGCTTATGAGGGCTTCCACGCCAATCGTGTAACTCTCGCTATTCTGCACATTCTGGACGAGCCACCTATTGCCCAACTGGTAGTTATTGCTCACACCGTACACCGCAGGTGGCCCCAGCGTTCTCAGCGCATACTTGCCCACAATCACGCTGTCACCCTCCCTGATATCCGTCGTAGGCAACACACGCAACATCAGAGACACTTGTGAGCCAATGATGGCGGCGTAGGCTTGCAGCATCGTTGCTGAAGGCTTGAACACGTTACATCGCGGCGTATCCACCGTCGTCCAGATCTCGGTTGTGTGGCCGTATCCATCCGGTGACGGTGTACGGCGTTGCAAGATGATTTGCTGGTCCAGGCTTGCGGAGACCGCAGAAGTCATGCAAGCGATTTCTCTGCTTGATAACATTTAGCCTGACCCCATATAGTCGTTGATCGTAGGGCCAAGACCAACGGCATCAGCGCCACCGGTGAGATCCGAGCGACCAAAGTCAAGGGAATGTGCTCGTTGCTTGCTCCTGTACGTACACGCTAGCTTCAAGATGCCAGCCGATGCTTGCGATCTATGAAATGATTGACCATCAGAACTGAAGTCGTAACACATCGCAAGTTGAGCAGCCCACCGTTCAAGCAAATCAGCAGCCGAACGGTAGATATCATACGTTTTGCCCGTTATGTATAAAGGCGGTAACGTTGTCGCCGCAAACATCCAATGTCCGAGAATGTTCTCTGATACCGTCGGTGTGACGGTAACCGTACGGTATTGTTTTAGGAGGAGGTCATCCTCCCAGTTTCCCATGCCGGTAGGGGCATAATAATCAAGGTACTGCACTTGTGAACCGCTATACGTCGCGTAGGGGATAAGTGCGAGATTGCCCATATCCCACCGCGTTTCATCCATCACGTCTTGTATGTTCTGGTCGGTGAAGACTTGCCCTGAGCCAGCCAAGAGGGTGTCATTGATCATAATTCTGATGCGAGAGATGAGATTAGCCATTGTTGCACGAACTACCATAACACACCTCCTTTCTGACTTATTGACCGATTAAGGCCGCGAAATCATCAAATCACCTTTATATGTCAAGGCAGGGACACCTGCACCGGACGTGATACAGGTCAAGCGAATATAGGTACCATTCGCGATCACGGTTGGGCTAATCGAGAATGGGATATAGATCTCAGTTGCCAGTGATGTAGTCGTTAGTGCATACGCAGGTGACAAGAAGTCAGAGTACCATGTCGTAGGAATTCCGTCATAACAAACATCCACACTCCATACTACAGAATTGGTAGTAGAAGAAGTAGCAATGGTTGCTAGTACTCTTGCGACTAACCCGCGCCGTGGTGTACCTGCAGGTAAAAGCAACGGGGTACCACTGAAGGTCGTCACGGTGTTCTGGGCCACACTCGCTTGTAGGGAAATTAAGGCATCAACGGGCATCGTTACACCCCTTCCTGAGTCGTACTAGACTGATCTACAGGTACATCGGTAGGGGGTGTCTGCTCAGGCGTAGAGCCATCAGGGTAGGTTGCAGGAGGTGTAGCATCGAAACGAGATTGCTCTTGTGTCTTTGCATCCTGTTCATCCTGTTCACGCTCTGCGGTCTCTTTGTCCTCTTGTGCGGCCTTACGCGCTTTCTCGTCCTCTTGCACCGGGTCAAATCCGTAGAGATGGCCGAGATGCAGCACAAAGAGATTGAGCGCACGTCCTAACTGCACATCTTGCACGCCGACACTGTCAGCAGCATCGCGCAACGCTTGAAAGTCGCCTTCATCCATCTTCATATCGACTGGGTTCTCAGTCTCAGGCGTATTCTGAGTCTCAGAGGTGTTGACACGCTCGTCTTGAGGAGTGCCGGGGTCAAATGTGGTCATGGTCTTTGTCCTTTCAGCACACTACTAGATCGAGATGACATACAATCCTGCAATAGAGCGATTAGAGGCATTGACGAAGCCAACGGCCCAGTCTATAAGTGTG